AGAACCGATACCTACGGAAACCGCAGCCAGTGGTGTGACCGAGACATCTCGGATTACAACCGCACCACCACCACCACCGCCGCCGCTAAGATTGCCAACGCCGCCACCACCGCCACCACCACCACCCACAAGCAGAACGCGCGCCGCGCTCACGCCAGCGGGGACGTTGAACGTCCCGCTGGTGGTAAACACTTGACTCTTTGTCTTGCCACCCCCGCCGAAAAACTGGGACAACGTACTCATATAATTCTCCAGTCAGTACCGTTTATACATTTCAATGTTATGGAGGAATTTGCTTTATCAAATGTCAGATTTTCAGTCAACCCCATGATGGTTTTTCCAGTGTTGCGAGCGATAATACAATCAACTTGTGTACTTGTGTTTACTATCATTATAAGGTCACCGTTTACGGGGGACGCTGGTAGTGTCAGTGTTAAACCAGAAGCTGAATATGAGTAAGCAGTGTTTGATGTCAAACCCCCACTAACGGTCAACGGCGTCACTGTTCCAGCGAAACCGGTTAGTGTGGGTGAGTTTATCGTGGATGAGTTTATCGTGGATGAGTTTATCGTGGATGAGTTTATCGTGGATGAGTTTATCGTGGATGAAGTTATGGTAGGTGAGGTCAGCGTCTTATTTGTCAAAGTCTGAGTCGAATTGGTATCAACAAAGGTCTTTGTTGCTGCTCCATCACCGATAGTCAGTACATTAGAAGAGGTGTTCCATTGAACAACACCTTCCGTCGTGCTTCCTGAACCAGAAGGAACTGTCCAAACTCCACCATTAACCACAGGAGACGTCAATGTCTTATTGGTAAGTGTCTGTGCAGTGGTAAGGTCAACAAAGGTCTTTGTTGCTGCTCCATCACCGATAGTCAGTACATTAGAAGAGATGTTCCATTGAACAACCCCTTCAGTCGTGCTTCCTGAACCAGAAGGAACTGTCCAAATTCCACCGTTGACTACCGGAGAAGTTAATGTCTTATTGGTAAGCGTCTGTGCGGTCGTTAAATCCACCATTGTCTTACGACCAGAACCATCGCCGATAGTCAGTAAATCCGAATCGCTATCCCAAACAAGCGCACCTTCTGCAATCTGAGCAGGGGTTGTTACGGAGGGAATTTGTAAGTAACCCGTGGGGACAGAAAAACCAGAGGTACTAAAGAACCCCACTAAAGATCCCTCTACCGAGAAACCCAAACCAGTAGAGCTATACTTATGCAACCCCGTGTTAGTGGAGGTTGCAAACTTCATGGAAGGAGCGGCTGCTGAACCGTTCGTTAGACTTACATCCCCCGTTAAAGCCGCGGTTTGCGCAGCCAAAACATCCACCCCGTCACAGAAGATAATAGCTCGTTGTCCCTGATTGATATCACTATAAGCTACTGAAGAGGACTTCACTCTAATCATCTGAGGAGTACTCAGGGAGTTGTAGATGTAGTAAACCGCGGTTACAGAAGGGACAACAACGATAACCGTAGAGGAGGGGCTTCCGGTAAATTTAAGTAACTTGTTACCAGCCTCTTCAGCGGTTAGGGTTATCGTACCTCCAGCAGAGATATCCTTCGTAAGCTGAGTAAACTGGTAGAGCATTGAGCGACCGTAACCCACCGTATACCATTCAGATCCATCGCATATCAGTATTAGTGATTCACCCGGATTTATCGCTAAGGTTAGCTGATCATCTATCGTCTCAGTAGAACTGGGATCTATCGTTAGAGTTCCAGTTCCTGAGTTCCTAAGCATTACAAAGAAATCATCACCCACCACCATAGATACTGGAAGTGTGAGAGTTCCAGTTCCACCGGTATAGATAAAGGCCTTAGCCCTATCATACTCATCAACAGTCCAGCTAGAGGATTGAACCTCAGTGGGTAGGGCTGAATTCAAAACACTACCGATGGTAGTGAGGCCATACCCAGAGAGGGACGAGGCATCGGCCAAGGAGGTTCCAACCCCAAAATTCACGATACCCCATACACCACCGGAAGTTGAGGTATCCGTCAGATATAGGTAAACCACGCTTCCAGCTGATACGGTAGATAGGCTGGTTCCATCACCCTTCTTAAGGGCCAGGTCGTTGATTCCGATATTCCGGATTAGGAAGGCCTCTCCCTTGGAGACTTCCATAGCCGACGGAAGTGTAATTGACACTCCGGGACTGGGTGTTAGCTCCAGTATCTTGGAAATGGTGGGACCATCACCGAAATAATTGTAAGGCCACATGAATGTGGCATCACTTAGAATCTCATATGATCCAAAGGAAGGATCAGCCCCAGGAATTGAGGTATCGGAAAGAACGTGGGTGTAGTCAGTCATTACTTACTCCGGAGTACAGAGAAGTCCACCACCCGAGCGGTGTCCTCCTTAGCTATTGAGGTAGCAGCTCTTTCATATAGTCCCTGGAACTCGGCCAGTCTTTCAGGAAGCTTCAGGAAGGGCTGAGCCTCTAGTAAAGTGGCATACAGCAGGACCTGGGGGGCGTACTGGGTTGTCCAGCTGGTCTGGTTACTAGTCCCCAGGGGCTCAGGTCGCTCGTGGTAGATTAACTCAGCCGCATAATCATCATTAGGAGATGAAGCCAGGTAGAAGTGTTCGTAATCATAGTCTGAGTAGTAATTCGGAACCCCAGTCTCATCCTGGAAGGCCCTACAGTACTCGTAGGATCGGGGTTTTAGATATACCCTTTCAGTGGGCCCATTGACTGATAGGCTTCTAGTCTCGCGCCACCGAGCGGGTTTCTCGTAGATGGGATTAGCATTGATCAGGTTGAATTGAGCCACACGTTGAAACCCTAATCCACGAACCTCAGAGGCGATACGGTTCTCGGCTAGCATGATCAGTCGAGGAATCTGATCTATGAACGGTGAATCCGACCTCTCCGCATAATTCTTGATATCATCGATCAACGAGTCGTAAGTAAGTGCTGTGGTCATAGTCTTTCATCCGGACGAGGATTGCGAAGAGAGATGTCCTCAGGCTGTGGTGGATTCTTACGGTATGGATCTAATCCATCCTTACACTTGGAACAAACCCTAAGCCCGGGTGAATTTGTGTCAGCCGATAGCTGAGATAGATACATCTTCATATGGCATCTATCACAGACTGCTATGGCACAATCACCGCTTTTGGGCCTTAGGAATAAGCTCATCTTCCGTTGTACCCACCAATATTGGGGGTGAGGAAAATCCCAGCGTGGTCAGTTTCCTCATTCTCAGCCTCAAACTGGTATTTCTCAGACATCTGAGTGACCAGCTCGATACGCTCCAGTGATACCCCCGGAATCTCAAAAGCTAGCCTTAGTGAGAGTTGCCAGATGGTAGCCTCAAACCAGCGAGAGGGAATCTCCAGTTCCTGGGTAAGCTTACCTACATCTTGAACCATGCGATGTGAGAAATATGATACGCAGTTCTGTGACCCATCAGGAACAGGCCAGAGAGACACCTCGGGAGTTAGCTGACGATCAAACCAGTACTGGTGGGATACCGCACCACTTGTCTCCTTATTAGGAAGACTGGAGTATTGATCTCGATTGAGACGATACATCGGAGTGTCAGTATACGAAGACACCCAGAGGACCTGTAGTGGATCAATGACTAGTAGAACTGTTTCTCTAACCCGGATAAAGCGAGTAGAGACTGATGGGTCTAGCTCTACCCACCTTCTATCACCACCGGATAAACTCATCGGATCCAGCGATAGATAGGGATCCCAGGTTATTCCATCCTCAGAGGTCTCAATTACCAGGTTTAGAGTCTGGTCAGTTTGTGACCCCAGGTTTAGCATCAACACCTGAGTGTCTTCCGTGAACTCAGAGGATAGGTCAGTGACACCCTGGGTATCTACTGACCCTATGTAAATGGGCTTACGAAAATTGATGTTAAGAAAGTCTAACGTACCGCTAGGTAGGATGTAGGTCTTTTTCATGTCCTCTAAGGCCATGACTCCACGCTCCACACACCAGAGATTGATTCCCCTATTGGCGTAATGCGTGAGTAAGAAATACAGGCTGTTTCTAGCTATCTCAGTAGTCTCGGGGGTCTGATTGTGAGCGAACAGACCGCAGCGACGTAGGGAGTGATCAATCAGCGTAGCTGTATTGATTCGGGTAGTGGCTACCGTTCCACTGGTGGACATTCAGGTCTCCTTGTAGAAGGTGTCTGGACTTTCATCCCTATACTACTTTATCCCCTCAGGATAATGCCACTAGAAGGGTAGCTGTGGTTGCCGCCATAACACGGCCATCCCGAAGATGCAAATTCAAAACCGTTCCAACCGGGGGGGCCTTAAAGGTTACCGTGGCTCCGGTGGATACCATCTTGACAATAACGTCACCAGCTCCACCCACATAGATGGCAGAGCAGTTTACCGAAGTGGTATCACTTTTGGTGATATCTGCGGCATTCGTAAAAGGTGCTAAGGTAAACATGTAGTTCTCCAGAAAACTTCTCCCGCCGAAGCGGGAGGAGCCTTAACCCTTGAGTACTTTGACTTTCCAGGTTCCAGAAGCGAGGTCGATAGTAGCAGCCCCCTCATTCTGAATACGAACCTCAACAGTGTTAGCCGCTGAAACATAAGCAGTAACGGTCATGTCTTGAAGGTCGTAAGGAGCAGCCACCATCACAAAGTCACCAAAAGCAGCACCAGTTACAGTGACCGCACTGGAGGTGGCTCCAGTAGCGTCAACTAGTGATGCAGGATCCCAAGTGAAAGTAGCATTGAGAACACCACTGAATAAAACATTCTTGGCACCGTCTCCGGAGTCAAGATCCAATGCCGTGAAACAGGTATTAGGACTAGCCATTTAATTCTCCTAGAGAAATGACCCGAATCTCTTCGGGCCATTTGCTTTGGTGGTTAGGCTCCCGGAGTACCGAACAGGGTACGCCAGTCAGTCCAGCCGGTTTCGTAACGCTCAGTGGCCTTGTAACGAACACTGTCAGTATCGAAGTCGCCTTCCATAGACTTGTCCAGTTTCCGACGCATCAGAATCTTCATGCCCTCGGGGGCATCGGTCTTGATGAACCAGTTAGTGGCGGAAGTCAAACGGCTCAGCACGGCGGTGTCAGAGGTCAGGAGACCCATAGACTTGACCGGGTTGATGTCGTTGTTGGCGGTACCAGCACGCAGGACAGACTTGACCAGAACCTCAGCTTGGAAGACGTTGCTGGGGGCAACGACCAGACGCTCGGGGTTCAGGCGGATCTTCTTGCCGTTGTTGTCAACGGTTTGACGAACCTGAATGAGCATCTGTTCCAGAGAGGTCTGAGACAGAGCTGCAGCTGTGCCCAGGAGGTTAGAAGCCGTACCACCTACGATAGGATGGTTGTTGACACAGAGTGCCGAACCATCGCCACCAGCATAGGCAGCAGTGAAAGCGCGGTTGATTTCGTTGGCGCACTTGGTTTCCTTGGTCTCGATCAGGGACTGAGCGAGGTGCTTGGAGTAAGTGGTGCCAAGACGGATATGATCACCATCTTCAACCAGGACCTTAGTCAGGGCGTAAGCCAGACCATAGACCTTATAGACGTAGCGCTTGTTAAACAAGATCCCGCCGGATTGATAGGTGACCGCCATACCGTCGGGCAGCTCAGGGGCTGCACCGAAACCATACAGGACGGGCTCTTCATGGTAGGCACGAGCGATACCGTTTTCTTCCTTGAATACCTGTTTCCACTCGTCCTTACGGAGGTCATAAACACCATCGAAGGCCTTGTTCAGGATAGGCTCTACGATGGAACGGAAATCAGTACTACGCATGGGACTGGCCATTGTAGATTCCCCTGTTAGATGCTAGCCGCAGCAGCGCGGAACTGGTGTTCATTGATTCGGACCTGAGCCACCACGTAGGTGTCAGTCAGTCCATCTTCAATGCGCGGAGAGAAGCCAACGATCTGGAATTGACCAGTACCGGAGCCTTCGATGGCACCCAGCTGGCTGATAGAACGGCCGGTGGTTACAGTGGTCAGAACAGACCAGTCGCACTGTTCACCGACGGCTGTTTGAACCGTGGTGCCCGGAGAGGGATTGGTGTACTGAGCTTCGAAGACGATTTCCGGATCATCCAGAACCCAGGCGTAGACCGTACCACTAGTCACAGTTCCGGGATACCAGTTGTCGAACACAGGCTTGCCAGTGGCATCGATATACTCAAAACCCTGGGCGATACCCAACAGCAGGATACCAGCGAAGGTGCCAGTACGAGTACCATCGGAGGTTCCCAGTTGAACTGTACCTTCGTCGGTCAGTTTGACGGGGTCACCATGATAAATCGGGGCCGTATACGAAGAGACGTCTACGACGTAACGCTTGGATCGGATCTGACCAGATTGATGGTAAGAGGGCCGAAATCCAAACGGAGCTGAGGTTTCACTCATAGCAGTTGCTCCTAGGGGTTGTGGTTAGTGGCGATTACGACCGAGGGAAGAGAAACCATCACCGATAATGGAACCCAATTCCTTACCATTGCTATCCCGACCATCAGGTACTGCGGAATTTCTCAGGAGTTCTTCCTGTTCGGCCGGCATGGCCTCATGAAATTCATACATGATGTCTTGATAGATCTCGCTCGGAATTTTGAACAGAACCATCTCATTGACGTTCACCACACCTTCGAATTCACCAGACTTCATCTTCAGATGCTCAAACCCCGGAATGTCACTTGCCAGAACAGGCTCATATCCCATTCTCATACGCTTGTGAATCGGGTCATAAGAGTTGCTGGTAGACAACCAGCAAAGATGGTATCCGGGAATAGCCGGAGGAGTAGGAAGGGCTTCTTGAGTCCACTCGTTTCGGAACATACGACGACGTTCCGACTGCGTAAGCACAGTGCCATCCGAGTCAGCTCGGTTGGCATCTTCCGCAGCCCGATTGGCACGACCTGAGCCAGTGGCTTTCTTGAGGCGAGAGTCTTCGGCGATTTCAGTCATGTCAATTTCCTTTACTTGGTACGTTAGCGCGATCATATTCACGGAAACGCTTGATGGCGTCATTACGGTCCTTTGGATCATCCCACAGCCCAGCCTCTTTGAGAGCCGAAACCCTCTCTTTAGAGAGAATGAAAGTGGTAGCCCTTGCACCGGATGAATCCTTACCGGAACCCCCAACGGGAGATGAACGCCGTTCATTTCGAGCCCCAGTGCTAGGAATATTACCACTTTTAGCACGGTGTGGTAAATATTTTTTCACCCTAGAGCCAAGCTCTTCCCAGTACTCAGGGGTAGTGGGATTCCACCCCTCTTGGGCCATTCGACGATCAATGGCCAGGGCTATGCTACTATCCTCGTCTTGCCCGGTTGGATCGTACCACTTGTTGTTCTCCATGAATGCCTGGGCATGATTGACTAGTCGGGGATCAAGCGGTTGGGGAGCCTGCTGAGCTTTTTGATACGAGTCCTTAATGCGAGTCAGGTCCTCATACTTGCGTTTGGCCAGTTCCATTCGCTCCTGAGCTTGAACGGCTGACTCACCATCTTGTGACTCTACAGCTGACTTCAGGATTCCACGGAAATGGTCATAGGCACCCGCCGCCTGTTTCAAGGCGGTGTCAATTTGAGCTATCTCGGATCCGGTGGACTTGCGTTCCACTCGGGCCAGACGCTCACTCATCTCCTCTATGATTCGGTCACGAGCAGAGAGTTCTCTCTTTAGTGAGTCCTCCTTCTCCAGTCGGTGGCGTTTCTTAGCCTGACGCTCTGCCCGACGCCTCTCACGTAAGGCCATCCTGTCAGGATCGGTTTCCTCCGAATCAGCCGAGGATGATTCACCATCGTCATCTTCATCACCCTCAGCATCATTCTCATCCAAGACATCTTCCGAGCTATGTGAGGGAGGAGTTGAAGGCTCCTCGCCTTCGATTTGAAACTCAAGTTCTTCATCATTGGTACCATCCTCACCGCCTTTCGGCAGGTCCTTATCTTCAGCCATTTCCTACTCCTTACAGGATATATGCTTTCATCGAAAGCGGGTCACCGGTGATCTTAGCAATCACCTCGTGATCATTGAAGATAACGAAGAGCGCTGGCTCTTCCTCTCCGGGGATTTGAACTTCAAACCGATCTCCCCCCCAGCGTGGAACACGTACGAAGTCACCAGGCTGAGCCCACATCCCCTCAGTCCAGGGTTTTCCTGTTTCCCGGTTACAGAAGGCCAGTGGACCTAGTGAGATCACCTTGGCTATCTGAGTATTCCACTTCTCGGTCTCTTTGCTTTCCTCAACCAGTACGATTCCACCAAGGGTCTTGCGTTTGGTAGTTCTCATCTGAATCAGGATTCTAGCCCCCAGGGGCTTGACACCGGGTTCCACCAAAGGAAAAGCCTCGTCCAGCGAGGTGTAAGACTGACCATAACCACTATCTGAGGCCATTACGGCTCTCCTTTCAATCTTCGTTATCATCCAACTTCTTGAGTGACATCAGCTCACTAATTGAGACTTGGATACCCTGCCACTCACCAACCCGCTTCAGGTAGGATGGGAAATCTGAAGCGGGAAACTCACAGATAGATTTCTCAATCTGAACCTGACGATCAATCAGGCGATTGAGTAATTTTTCCTCAATCATTTCTTTTTGGATTTGACCTTGCCACCGCACTTGAATTTGGCCTTAGAGACAGGGGGGAAATCTTCCTTCCCAGCTACTCCCTGGGCACGCTCTTTACGGGTAGGCATCTTCTTATCAGTCATATCAGCTCCTAGGCAACAAGTAAAAGGATTATTTCCTCTTCCTCTCGGGAAGACCTTGAGCTAGATTTTACCACAGTTTTCTTGCTAGGATAGATGGTACCTTGCACTAATTGTTCAAGCATCTGAGCATTGGCACGGGCCACATCCATCAGCTGTGGAGTGATGTCCTGACGAGTATTAAAGTACTGAGGAACCCTGCGGGATGCGGGAGTAGAAGATCTTCTTTCCCTTCTGCTACGTGAGGAAGTGGTCTTCTTCTTAGGTTCCAATACCGAGACCGATCCGTCGGGATTCTCCCGAGTCTCTAAAGTCTCCCCCCAAGCTACCTCGGGTATATCTCTTTTCTTATGATCTTCTTCAATCGCCTTGGAATACATTTCGTACATCCAAAGACGAGCAGTGCCTGACCTTCCTGTTTGAGTTTCCTCTTTAGGACAAACTATACCGATGGTTGGGACAGCGATCGCTCCGTATCCAACACCCAACTTAGCCATCGCCATAGCACATTTATGGGGTTCAAACGGAGGAGCGATCGTACTATCTCCCCAGGAACTTCCCCAAGATATGCTCCAGGATTTATTCCAAGCCACTATGGACCCCAAGGATCAAGTTCAGTACCTGACCCCGTAACCGTGATGTTGTTGATCTTGGTGACTTCAACCGGAAGCACCGCTGCTTGCAGTTCCGCCAGGGTGGGTAGGGCCGCGATAGCTGCTGTGTACGCACCGGATGCACTGCGCGTGCTGGTCGCCACGTCGATCCTTGCGAGTTCTACGGCAATCTCTGCCCGTATCGCTGCAGCCAATGCCGAGTAGTTCACCCCGCCCGAGCCCACGATTGATAAGGCATTTGCGGCGAACTGCGGCTGAATGCCAGCAGCAACAGCAAGCGGCCCGGACAACGCACCAGAGATCATCATGTTGACTGCACCCGAAGCGGTATCAACCACGGCGAAGTGAGTCACCGAAGAAGTCAGCGCCGTACAGGCTCCGAACTGGATCAGGTTGGTATTCGTAAAGGGGCTGGCTGTGCCAGTCCAGGCAGAAGCCTTAGTCAGCGCCACACGGGCGTAGCCTGTGTAGGTGGCTTCGTCAGCGATACTGCCCGCTTCCAGGTTGATGCCAGAAGTGAACAGCGCGAGGTACTGGGTAGCACCCGCACGGTAAGAAGGATCAGTCCCACGCAGGAATACGTCGAGGGCGGCAGTTTCAGTGGTATTGGATAAGCTCATGGTGGTTCCTTATTGACGTGTGAGAGTGCTACTTGTTGAGTTTCCAGTCAGCGCCATGACAATCGCGCCGAAACTGATCTGCGTCTGACCTGAGATAAGCGGGTTTGCCGGGTCGAGGCCGAGTCGTCCCCATGCTTCGGTGAGCCTGGCTTCGACCTGTACGGCTGTTGAGTGCGACCAGACGGCATCGGCAATGGCCGCAATCGTT